GAAATACTTGGATATTGATTCCATCAACAATAGGAACCGCCGTGATACGAGAACCGTACGTCCGGTGGTGTGAGAGCCCCGAAAGGGGCTACTCGATTGACGAAGTAGAAATCTGAAATACTGAAAAGAGTAGGGAATTACTGTTTTTTAGAGTAAAGCTCTTTTTTTAGATCGTGAAAATCTTTTTTATCTATATCCTTCTCATCATCTTCAAAGCCTTCCACCAGATCAAGATTCAGTATATCTTTCATAGCGACCTTATAACTCATAAGACGGATACCTGAGCCAGGAGCAAAAACACCGTACTTGATATTCTGTTTAACATAGTAGTTACGACCAGGCTTTGTTTTAAATGTAATGTGGTTATTACCAAACTCTGATCTGGTTGAGACGATATGCTGTCCTGGTTTTACAACAGCAACAAAGAAGGTTTCATTAGTTAAATCTGCAGCAAACTTACCATCTACCCAGACTCTTTTCTTCATCCATGAGCCAAAGTAATGCTTAGGTCTGTATATGTAGATTTGAGAGGTATTTGGATCTTTGATTTTAAAGGTTTTGGCGAATTTCTCGTCATCAACTGATGCGTAATCAGCGACACATCCGGATAGTGTGAACAGACAGGTAATTACCGTAATTAGTACACTTATCTTTTTCATATGTATATCCGGAAGAGTGTGTTTGTTTGATTGTTGTTTTGTTTAATAAAAGCATAGCATTAAAGTATTATTTGAATGTTAGAGATAGTTCAAAGTAATCAATATATCTGACAGAAGGATTTTTTCTGTTAAAGTAAAAATTGTTTATTTATCTTAACGTGAACTAAACTATCTAAAATTTAACATAATATAAATTGTACGTATATATATTATATTACATTAAAAATAAAAAGTAAATAATTATTACAAGTTATTACAAAATATTACAAAGAACGTTTCAAAGATGTGATCTGTTTCTCTTTATTAACTTCAAGAACTTTAGAACGCTGCCAATCAAGAACACAAAACTTATCACTAAAATAATTATAGTTAATATTATTCTGACGCTTTAAGATGTTTTCATACTTCTTTTGATCTAGTTCAAGCATTGCATCATAAGAAAGAAGATTTTCATAATAACGGAAAAGAGGAGAAATCTTTCCGGACTGAGTACGAACAAATAATTGAGATTCTATCTGAGACCTATTAAACATAAAATAATCATATCCAATCCCAGGTCTCCTTGACATACGAACAAAAGGAGGGATAATACCTAACTCATCATATACTTTTGATCCTTTTCCTTTCTGCTTCTTCATCACATAACGAGCTACATAGGAACAGGATTGAAAAGTAACCTCACCAATAGTAACAAAACCGTTATTCCAAACACTAGCAAGGAAAGGCGAACGATAAAGGGGATCGCCAAACTTATTAATCGAAAAAGCACGTAAATCATTAAGATCAAGCCCGAAGATAACAGCATGATAATGAGGACGTCCATTTTTATCTCCATATTCTCCACAAGCGTAATAACGAATCTTTTTATACTTTCTCAAACGTTTAAAAAAATTAGTCAAATCTTCCGGAACTAAACTAAAAGTCTTTAAATGATCATCATCATAAGTAAGTGTTACAAAATAACTCTGATCATGCATTAAACTCTCATGCCAACAGCGAGTTGCCCAAACACGAGCATACTCCAAACGACAACCAATACACTGACCACATGGAACCTGGATAACCTCAAATTCATCACGGGCCAACTTAGGATTAAAAACTAAATAATGTTTACCATTATCACTTCTACTTCTAGACCAAAAAGCAGTTAAAGGATGATAACAAGGCATATAAAAAAACTCCCAGCAAAAGCTAGGAGAAACAAACTATAAGCGGAAACCACCACGAGTTAACATAGGGGCAAAATTAATCCTTTTAGGAATAGCATTATTTGAAAAATTTCGCCTTGAATTACGCTTACTAATTTTATGTCTCCTAGCCATAAGAAATACTCCTATATAAGTTAATACTATATAGAAATTATAGCTCAATATTTACGAATTTTCTCCAAATGTTTCTTAGCACGAGGAGTAAGATTAGAAACATTGGGATGATTATTAACTTCTTTAGCAGAACTCTGAGACTTAGAAAAAAGACCTTTTAAAATTTCTTTACCTTTATCAATAAGCGGTTCAGACATCTTGATTAAAGTAGAATTAGCATTAGCTTTATTAAGTTCAACTTGAGAAGGAGTAGTCTCTTTAATCTGCCACGCACTAGATTTATTAAGCTTACTTTGAGAATCCAAATTTTCACGAATATACTTATTATTCAAAAGTTGATCTAAAGCAACTTTAGCATCAGCCTGAGCCTTATCACCATACTTTTCATTTAGAGCAATCTGAGAAGCAGCAGAAGCAGCATTAGTTTGAGCATTAAGAGCATCAGCATCAGCCTTTTTTGCAGCACTGTTTGCATTCTGCTTATCAACTGAATACTGCATAATTTTTTGACCTGAATCCAAGAGAGCTTGACCTACAGCCAATTTAGACTGAATCTTCTGTTGATTAGCAGCAGAACGAGCATTATTATAAGCAGCAGTATCAATAGGAGCAGCAATACCACTTTGAGCACCTGAACCACCAGCAGATAAAATAGGATTAAGACCAGCTTTTCGCAAATCTTCAACCTCACGTTGATGAGCACTATTCTGCTGAGACTCTAAACGAGCTTGCTGATAATTAAATAAATCCTTTTGTTCATCTAAAGATAAAAGACCATCAGAAGCATGACGAGAAGCCATACTACCAAGTAAAGCAGAACCTAAAGCACCAGCTGCACCAATAGCAGCACCTACCCAATAGGTGCGCCCTTGAAGGCGCACAATATTAAATACACGCATAAAAAACCTCACTAGAAGTGATCAATAAGTCCAGGAGTACCATATAAAGGCATAGGCCTTACACAATGTAAATTGAAATAAAAATCACCAATAAAATGAGGTTCAGTCTGGACAGCAATCACACGATTAATAGGAGGAGCTTCTTCAATAAAATCTTGTGAAAGTGTAGGAAGATTCTCAAAATTCTGTGACAAATGCCATACATCAAGAGACTGAGAATCATTAGAACGCAACTTACCAGTAATAAGAGAGTTCTTATATCTGTATTCAGCATAACGCTCCTGATAACCGAAAACCTTATCATTAACAACATTACCATCATCATCAACAACTGAATCAGACTGGCAATATATTTCCTTATTAAGAACAGCTTGTTCACCAAGATGAGCTAAAGAAGGCCAATAGAAGTCATATCTTGTTTGTCTTGACCAAAATCTTTCAAGACCTTGCTGATAAGTAAGGTCAGCACGAACATTAAGCAAACCGATAATGTAACCATGTTCAACAAAAGACTTATTAAAAATATATCTACTATCAGAGGAATAACCAAAAGCAGCCAAATTACCTTGTGGGGAAGTGGTATCAGTTGAAGCCGTCTGCTCAACAGGGTTTACATTAAGACGAGTAGAAGAACCACCTAAAAACTCAGGACGCTGCAAACGAGAATCAGGAGAAATAACATCAAAATGAGATCTTAAAATCTCAGCATAACGGGTACCACCACGAGCATCTTTCTCAAGCATTCTCTGTACCTGGAAAGCAGTACGAAGATCATTAACATTAACAACATTATCACCAGAAGAATTAACAGCAATATTAGCAGCAATAGCATTTAAAGCATCTTGATCAATCTGATGTTTATGATCTGAATGATTTAATACAACATCACCAACATAACCAGAAACGCCAAGTAAACTAGCAGTTACAGGAGTAGTTGTAGACAAAGCAACATTATAAGTACCAGTACCAGAAGAAGAATAAATATTAACTTTAGAAGAAGTTAAATCAATATTAGATCCTAAAGTTTTAGCAATAATATCAGTGGTAATAGGAACAGTAACAGCTTCACCCTTCTGTGGCCATGGAAGACAAGAAGTAAAATAATCATGCTGTTTAGCACGTTTCAATAACTTATAATTATCTAAGCTATCTATATCACCTTTTTCAACTGGAACAGAATCAATTAAATTCTGATCACGAAACCATTCATTATAAATCAAGTTGTAAGCTCTAAGAGGTAAAGAGTTAAACTTAAAATTAGCAACTTTAGTAGGAAGTCCGAAATAATCGAAAATAGAGCCGTTAGAAAATCCATTTTCAGGAGAAGTAAGTTGAGGAATTAAATAGTCTGTTGAATCATCCGGATTATCACGTTCACCATTAAAGCGCTGCCAATTATCCCACACAAGACGGGAAGGAACGAAAAAGAAAAACATATCAGTAAACACGTTATCCATAAAGGGAACGATAGGAGTAGCCAAACGAGTAAGATGAGAAACTTTAAGCTTAAATGTATCACCTGGAAGAACCTCGTCACAGAAAAAAGGAATTAAATAACCTTCATCAAAAGATGTTTTATGACCACAATTTCGTAAAAAAGCACTTCTTTGGATACCAGTAGAAGGAACCATCGAAAACTGATGAGACATTACACTTTTCATTATTTTTATCTCCTTAAAAAATTTCCTTATAAATCAATATGGTGTCAGTCCGCACAGTTACAACAAGTGGCAACTGTGCGGACATTTTTAAGTTTCTGATTTATCAGAACTTTCTTTAGGTGGAGCAGGAGGTGGATTATCTTTAGGTTTTCCATCATCATGCATACGGGCAACCTGATCAAAATATGCCTGGACATCACCTTTATTCAATACGCCACGCTCAGACAAGAACTTAAACTCATCAGGATTATTAAGAGCACCAATAAAACCTTCAACAGTATTGCCATATTTAGCACGAATGTCTGAAGGAAGAGCTTCAAAAACCTGAGTAGCACGGGCGACTTTATTCTTCATTTCCATGAAATTATCAAGATTAGTAAAATCACCATAAGGAGCAGTACCAAGCTTAGGAAGTAACTCAGAAAGAGGAACACCCATAACTTGTGCTTGCGCAGCATATCTTTTCAAAATGTTATTAACATTACATTCATCCTTAAATTCCTGGGAAGTCATACTAGGTTTAAGACAAGTAAGACCACTAACAAGAGGGCGGTTAAATCTTGTATACAATTGAACTTCCATAGCGCCAATTACTCCAAGTCACTATCAGAAACTTCAGTTGGCGAAGTATGGCTCTGACCAGCATTAAAAGCCTTACGAGACGCAGCCAAAAGCTCTGAGCAGTTCACACAATAATCAGAAGTAACATCCTTCATCTCATCAGGGAATACGTTACATAAAACAAGATCATAATCAGAAGAAAATAGAACATAAGGGTTAGTCTTTTCTTTAAAAGATAAACTTAAAAGGGAAATAGATATATTCTGTTTAACTTTCTCCCATGGTTCAGAAGTAACAAATGTTACTGATTTCCTAATTTGTCCAAAAACTGCTATTAAATTCTGTCCATAATAAAAAGTTGCTCTAATATTTTGTCCCTAATATTTATTTAGGGATAA